ATAAATGAGCCTCATCACCAATCACAACATCAAACTTATCAAAAAACTTTCTTGGTTCCTTATATAAGGACTGCCAAGTTGATATAACTACATCATGGTCTGTATATTTTTCTTCACCAGCATAGATTTTATGACAGTGGTACTCAGTATTCCAACCATACTCTGTAAAATCTTTATACATTTGTTCGACAAGAGATGTAGTTGGTACTATAATGAGTACATTCCTTTTAACATTTACATGAAACCGAACCAATGAATAAATCATTAGGCTTTTCCCGCTTGCAGTTGGCGACAATAGGAGTGCTCTGTTGTATCGTAGGCACTCGTATATTGCTGCGTACTGGTAGTCCCGAACCTTCAATCCCGAAGGAAGACCCAGTGCTTGAACAAATCCAACTACAGACTCAGGAGTTATTAAATCATTCTGATCCTTGGGATGTCCAAAGTATTGAGATTCCTCGAACTGATAATGATATCCCCTTCCCTTTGCCCAGTCAGTTAGATAATCTATTAAACCGCAATAAATCTCTCCAGTAGCAGGTGAGTATAACCGCACCTTACCGTCCCAACCTTTGTATCTCCTCGTTCTTTGCATGTATTTTGCAGAGGGGATTTCAAAGGTAAAAAATTCTGCTGCCTCTTTATGGAGATGAGGCTCCGCTTCAACTTTTAAATAAACTTCATTCTTCTTACGAATAAGGAGGTCCATAAAACCATGCTACAATTGATTTTCTAACTCCAGATGTGATAGGTCTTACCCTATGCCATTGATCACCTTGGAAAAAAATAGCAGACCAAGGTTTTAACTTAAAAGTTTTATACCTTGGATCTGCATCTGGTCTATATATCTCCAAATCAAACTCCCCTCCTTCATAGTCATCATTAAGGAAAAGAGACATACTAATCTTTCTAACCATTCCCCTGACAGGTTTTGGATGTTGATCCACATGCCAGTCATAAAAATCTCCCTCCCCATAGATACCAAATTGTACAGGTTCTATACCTGCAAGATTCAAGTTCCAATTAGCAGATCTATTAATCTGTTTAGACATACGCATAAGCATAGACAATAGATCCATATCTCTTACCCACGCTACTTCAGAACTTCTAGTTGATCTGTGACTGCTGTGTAATTCTCCTTTAGTAAATTTTAAATCTTGTGATATTGCTTTTCGTACTATGTTAATTGACTGAGTGTTGAAGGATACTTCCTTGTAAAAAAGTCCATAATTCATTATTAAAAACCACTTTGAAATTTCTTCCACTCAATAGCATTCTTAATATGATACGTGCGATTATTAATCATACGCAAAACACTATCTAAAAAGAAGACCACTTGGTCTATGTATTCAATCTTATACTTAAGTTTTCCTATATCCTCATCCGCTTCAATAAACATTGAGATCTCTTCCTTAGTAGTAAGTTTGAGATCAAATGGCATTTCCTTATAGATGGAAGATGGTGCCTTACCTTTATAGTACAACCACTTCTCTTTAATCAGACGTTTCATTTCAATATCCCTTTCCTTTTTCATAAGGGAATATCTATTGTGAAACTCCATATACTTCATATGAAGTTGAGGAATTGCCAAGGAATCATTATCATGTAGATCCTCATCTAATTTAGAATCAGACTTCCACATTTCTTGCAATGTTTCTAAGTTCATAATATAGAAAGATCAATAAGTTATCGTTTTGTTTGTGAGTTTGTATTTCTTATTTCGTATAATGTATATCTAAATGTTGCTGTTGAAGTAAAGTAATCGTTATCACCACCAGTAACATCAAATGGTAATGATGATAAACTTACAGGAAACATGTCTTTAAATACAACATCGAAATTTGCAATGTTATTATTGTTTAATACCTGTAGTGTAGAATCTGAAAATCTAGGATCTTCTGATGGTTCATCTGCATACTTATCTAACCAAACCCTTCTTTCCTTAAATTCCTGAGGCGTTCCTAATGCTCGCATCCAGTTATGGATTTGCATATAATTTCTTAGATCTTCATCAACAATAAACTCAATAGAAAATTCACTATAACGCATGTTTCCTTCAACTGGGATAGGAACTAAACCCCTAGTTGGAATCTCAACTTGCCCTAGTTCTACCGTAGGGATTTCTGCCTTTTGGCACAAGAAAGATACCTTTCTAGCTTTATCCAAAATGAATAAAAATCCTATTGGAGAAAGAAAGTTTCTATTTGTTAATTGGTCTTCGTACCAGTTTGCCATTAGACTATTCTTGTTCCATTAATATTTATGCACCCAATAAAAAAGGACTCCGAAGAGTCCTCTTAATTACCTTTTATTTTTTAAATGAGAATCTCTTTACAGATTCGCTTACAACTGGGTTGGTCTGTCTCGCATTCTATTAGACATTCATAATAATCATCTAATAGTTTGTCTTGATAAGACGTGTGATGATTCCATTCTGCCATGTTGTTTTGCGATAAGACGTTATGCATACTTGTTCTCCTTGTTAACTTTACTCATGATGTATAGAAGTTTCAGTGCATCTGGTTGTTCCTCTTGTGTGTGTAGGTTTCCCTGACTGATATTATTTAGTCAGAAGATCCACACAAAGGGAGTTGTTTTAACAAAAATAAATGCCTACTAAAAAGAGACCCCTTAGGGTCTCTTTAAAGTTATGTGTTAATAACACCAAATTACATGATGTTAGCAACTTGTGTACGTCTGTAGTACTTGTTAGCATTCGCTGTAAGAGCACCAGAACCTTGGGTAAGACCACCTGAGAATGGGTTTGAAACCATACCGTAACGAGTCTTAAATCCAATTTTTGGTTGGAAGGTGTCAGGATTTATTGCTCTGACCTGCTGTAGAGGTACATAAGGGCAATAGAATAATCCAGCGTCATAAGGAGAAGTTCCTTTGTAGCCAGCAACATAGAAGTGCTTATCAGCAACGTTAGCAGAATAAGGATCAACGTAGACCTTGATCTTACCGTTAAGAGTACCAACTAGAGTTGAAGATGTATCATCTACACCAGTCAAAGCGTTGTTACCATTAAGAGCAGGAGCGTAGTCAAGAACGCCAGCCATTCCTAGAGCAGAAGCAACGTCTGCAGAGCAGATCAAGATGTTGCCCTTCCCACGACGAGTTTGCTGACCGATAGCGTTAGCATCTCTTTCGATTTGGAATAGAAGTCCTTTGAATTTCTCAACAGACCAACGTCCATTAGAGTCAACGTCAAGGTCAAAGATACCAGCAGTAGCAGTATTGTTTTGAGCACCAGCAACAGCGTTTGTGTAGATAGTTCTAACAACTTCTCTGTTGATTTCAGCAAGGATCTCTGTTGAGAGAATGTTGCTTAGCTCTTGCTCGGCATCAAGACCATGAATTGCTTTCAAGTCCTGAGCAAGCTCAATGCTGTACTCAGCTTTTAGAGCACGTGCTCTGGCTGTTACAGTTACCTTCTCAATGGCGAATCCCATTTCACGGAATTCGTTGTTCGCTGATGAATCATCTAGTGCTTCAACCGTAGCGGTTGTCATACCAGTAGCATCACCTGTAGTTTCATATGTTCCAGCAGGGGAATCATTAAGAAGTCCAGGGTTAGCACCTTCAGCGTCGTTAACACCAGAAGAAGAAGCAGTAGGATCGTAGTTTGATAATCCTGTGCCCTTTCCACCAGAGAAACCAGCGTTAGGCTCGTTGAACATTGCTTCTCTGAAGTCACTGTTCGCAGGTCTACGCTCTGAACCGTAGTTAGTTCTCATCGCAAAGATAAGTCCAGTAGGACCAGTCATTGGCTGAACGCCAGCGATATCATATGCAATTAGTTGTGGCATTGAACGTCTAATTAGACTGATCAATACAGGGTCAAAACCAGCAGTAGCACCAGTTGCTGTATCAGCAGAGGTGTAACCTGTAGTTTGTAAAGTCTCATTAAGGATTTGTCCTTCTTCGACTTGTGCTTTTTCTTGGTTTTCAAGAAGTTGTGCGACAACGCCACGCTTATGTGAATCTGAGATCTCAGGAAGAGCTTCGTGATTCAGAACGGGTGCCCACTTTTCTTGGAGGTTTTTGATAGACATTTGTCTCTGTAAAAGTAGTTTTAATTATTAATTATTTGGACCAACGAGCGATTGCATCTACGTATTTACCCATAGTGCCACTTGTTGTATTTTCGAC